TTATCCGTGCGCTGGAAGCATATCCTATGCCGACGGTCGTCAACCCCTACGGCGACGGCCACGCCGCTGAGCGCATCGCGGCGGTTATCACGGGAATCATCGAGCCGCGGGCGTTGTTGAGGAAGCGGTGGCATGAGGTGGAGGTGGCGCATGGTTGACTGGATTGTTTATGCGGTTTTCGCCGTCTTCGCGCTTAGCATCTGGGCGGCATGCAACGCTGGACCCGCAGATGACCCTTGACCCCGCCTGGGACCGCATCCACGCCTCCCGCCCATGGGGCACATGCCCCGAGCCTGCCATGGCGCGCTGGGCCATCCGCCATTTCGGTGACGTGTCACCGCGCAGCAATGCGATGCTGCTCGACATCGGCTGCGGTTACGGCGCACAGACCCGCTGGCTCGATGAGGCCGGGTTCTCGGTCCATGCCATTGATGCGTCGGCGCCGGCGATTGAGCGGCTGCGGCTGCGCTACACGGGCGGCGCTGTCATCCGTCATGCCGATGTTTGCGATATGGCGGTCTACCCCGATGGGCTGTTCCACGGCGTCGTCGATGTCTGCTGCCTGCAACACGTCGAGGCCATCGAGCGGGCCATTGCCGAGATCGCGCGAGTGCTGCGACCTAGCGGCCGGTTGTTCTCGATGATGCGCGGCATCACGACCGGCCATGACAGCGCGGACGATTTTGGGTATATGCGGCTGATGCCGTCGTTCGAGGCCGTGGCCCAAATGTTTCACGGGAAACAATGGGCAAAAATAAATATCGGGCGGATGATAAATATGCCGCCTGATAATATCGCGGTTGAGGCGCATTGGATAGTTGATGCGGTGAGGGCGTGATGGGCAAGCAGCTTCGTTGGCCCGCCGACAAGGTTGAACGCTGGCCCATCGAGAAGCTCATCCCCTACGCGCGCAATCCGCGGACGCATTCCGCCGACCAGATTGACCGGATCGCACGAGCCATTGGGCAATTCGGGTGGACGGCGCCGGTGCTATGCGACGAGAAGGGCGTGCTGATCGCCGGCCATGGACGCGTCATGGCAGCGAAGAAGATGGGGCTCGCCGAGGTTCCGGTCATCACTGCACGAGGCTGGACCGATGAGCAGAAGCGGGCATATGTCATATGGGACAACCAATCGACATTGCTGTCCGGGTGGGATGAGGAGTTGCTGCGCGCCGAGCTGGCTGATCTCGATCTCGGCAAATTCGATCTGTCGCTCACTGGCTTCGCTGGCGATGAGCTCGCGGCATTTCTCAAGGCGCCGAATGATCGCGATTTGGATTCTTCAGCGAGATTGGGCGGGCTCAAATACTGTGTTATTCTCGAATGTCGCGACGAGTTGCATCAGATCGAGATGCTCGGCAAGTTGGAGCAGGATGGTTACACATGCCGGCCGTTGATATCCTAGTCTCGACCGATCTTGATCGCACGCATCGCGTCCGTCAGCTTGAGGCGATGTTTGATGTGCCAGCGAAGCAAAAGCTGTCGCATCATTGGAAGGGTGACGTGCCGCTCGACGATCGCCAATGGAACATCGGAGCGATAGTCGGTCCATCCGGGGCCGGGAAGTCGAGTATCGCGCGTCAAATGTTCGGCGACCAGCCACAATTCGCCTGGAAAGCCAAGGCCGTCATTGATGACTTTGATTCGCGGCATTCGATCGAAAAGATAGCTGACATATGCCAAGCAGTAGGCTTCAACACCATCCCGAGCTGGATGAAACCGTATCAGGTGCTTTCGACCGGAGAGAAATTCCGCGTTGAACTGGCGCGGCACTTGCTCGAAGATGCAGATCCGATAGTCATCGACGAATTTACATCGGTTGTCGATCGGCAAGTTGCCAAGATCGGGTCACATGCCGTCCAGAAGTATATCAGACACAACGCGCGTAAGTTCGTGGCGGTGTCGTGTCACTACGACATCATCGATTGGCTCCAGCCCGATTGGATGCTCGAGCCGACGACGATGATCTTTCAATGGAGGTCGGTTCAACGACGACCAGACATCAACATTGAGATCGCGCGCGTCGATTATTCGGCGTGGAGACTTTTCGCTCCGTTTCACTATTTGACAGCGGAGTTACACAAGGCGGCTCAGTGTTTCGTCTTGTTCTGCGATGGCCTGCCAGCGGCATTCGCTGGCGTGCTGCATCGACCCCATGCAAAAGTGGACGACATCAAAGGCGTCTCGCGCGTGGTCTGTCTGCCCGATTATCAGGGAATCGGTTTGGCGTTCGTTTTGCTGGAGACGCTGGCTGCGGCCTATGGGGCTCTCGGTTTTCGATTCAGAAATTATCCGGCGCATCCCGCATTCGTGCGAGCGCATGATCGATCGTCTCGATGGGCGATGGTCAGAAAGCCGGGCGCGTTCTCCGCGACCAACTCGCCGAGTTCGACAATCATTTCAAAAATAGGCGGCAGACCATGCGCCGTATTCGAATATGTTGGAGCGCCGATGGCGAGTGCTCAGGACGCCGCGCGCCTGCTCGGCATGTCGAGCCGTATCTCGATCGCGGCCAATAGCGGCGCATCAGGGTAGATGGCGAGCGCATCCGGTATGCTGCTGCATGGAATCTCGCTATATCGCACGATGCGCCCACGGAGCCTGTGATGCTTGCCATAGCCTCGGGAGAGTACGACGCTTCGGCCGACACAGCAGTTGTCGGCGTTCCAGCGCGGGCCGGCTCGACGGTATTCGACGGTTTTGTCGCCCGACGCGAACGCATCGAACCACTTGCCGGCAAGTGGGATGAACAGCGATGATTCTGCAGGCATATTCACCCCCCCCCAATGCGTAGAGAGCGCATTTTACGCTAAGTGGCCGCAAGCGCAAAGGAATTAGCCGAATGTCTCGGGAGCCATACCAGGGGTTGCGCCGATGAAAGTACGCTGGCAAAAAGTGCATACACAACCAGCAGTAAAATATTCAGGTTAGCGACATGCCTGGAGGTGGATCAAAAAAGGGCGAACGACGCGGCGGTCGACCGAAGGGCTCGCTCAACAAGCGAACCATCGGCATCGCCGAGCAGATCCGCGAAATGATCAAGGGCAAGCCGGCGCGATCTCCCCGTGCGCCGGACTTCGACTCGCTCGCCGAAATGCGGACCTCGGCCAAGTTGCTCAAGAACGTGCTGGTCAAGGCATACGAGAAATATCAAGCCGGGCAACTCGATGCCGAGACGATCCGCAAGCAGCTTATCGAATACCTCAAGGCTTGCGCCGAGATCGCGCCCTATGAATACTCGAAATTGGCGAGCGTTACGCTCAAGACGTTGCCCGTCGATCCTATGAAGTTGACAGATGAGCAACTCGCAACGCTTGAATATATTATTGCAGCGTCTTCCGACTCTGGAGCAGATCCGAGCGGAGAGGCTCCGACGCTCAACTGAGCGGGAGGAAGCCGAGCGCGCCCGCGCCGCCGAGGAGGACAAGTCCCGCCGCGCCGAACACCTCGCCTCGAGCGAGCTTGCCTACCCGATGCCGGAGAGCTTCGCGCTCACCGCGGCGCAGCAGCGGGCAAACGATCTGCTCTCAGGACCGCAGCGCCACACCAACCTTGTGGGCGGCGCCCGCTCTGGCAAGACGTTTCTCGTGGTGCGCGCGATCGTCATCCGCGGTCTGAAATGGTCCTACTCGCGCCACGCCATGATGCGGTTCCGTGGCAATGCCGCCTGGCAGTCTCTCGCGCTCGAAACGTTGCCCGACGTGATGCGCAAATGCTTTCCGGGCGTCGAGCTCGAGCCGCATCGCCAGGACGGATATTTCAGGCTTCCGAACGATTCCGAAATCTGGATCGGCGGCCTCGACGACAAGGAGCGCGTCGAGAAAATCCTCGGCAAAGAGTTCGCCACCATCTACCTCAACGAATGCAGCCAGATCCCGTATCTGTCAGCGACCACCGCATTCACCCGGCTCGCCCAGAACATCCCCGGCTTGCGGCAGCGCTCCATAACGGACCTCAATCCGGTCGGCCGTGGCCACTGGACGAACCGCCTCTTTGGCGACAAGCGCGACCCGGTATCGATGCAGCCACTCCTCGATCCCGACAACTATGCGCGGCTGTTCATGAACCCGGAGGACAACGCCGCGAACCTGTCGCCCGAATATCTCGACAGCTTGCGCGCCTTGCCCGAACGTCAGCGCCGCCGGTTCTATCTCGGCGTCTATGTGGAGGACACCGAGGGCGCGCTCTGGACCTATGAGGGCATCGAGCGGTGCCGCGAGCCGTTGCCCGACAAGGTGGACCTGCGCCGCGTCGTGGTGGCCGTGGACGCATCCGGCGCGTCGAGCCGCGATGATCTCGCGGCCGACGAGATCGGCATCATCGTGGCCGCGCTCGGCACCAACGGCCACGGCTACGTGCTCGCCGATCGGTCATGCCGCGAAAGTCCGACCGTGTGGGGCCGCCGTGTCGCGCAAGCCGTCGAAGAGTTCAGCGCCGATGCCGTGGTTGCCGAGAAAAACTTCGGCGGCGAGATGGTCAGATTTGTTATTAAAACCGCCGCGCCAAATATTCCGGTGAAAATGGTTTCCGCAAGTCGCGGGAAAGTGGTAAGGGCTGAGCCGGTGTCGGCCTTGTACGGTGATGACAAGGCGCCCGTGAAAGTGCATCATGTGCAGCGATTTCCTCAACTTGAGGATCAGATGTGCTCGTTCACGACGCTGGGCTACATCGGGCAGGGCAGTCCGGATCGCGCCGATGCGCTGGTGTGGGCGATCACCGAACTGATATTGGTCGCGAACGTGGCGCCGATTGTTGCGCCGATTATCGTGACGGCTCCCATGGAAATATTCGGTACGAATAATGGCTAAGCGCTCCAAGCCGGCCGATCCGCCGCCGTCCATCAATCCCAACGTCCCGTCGCCGCGTGTCACCAACCCCAAAGACCCGTATGCGTCAGGCGGCTCGTGGGGGCCTGTGCCGGTTCTGACATCGGGCATGACGTTCAGCGAAGTTGGTTCCTCCGGCCTCCGGGCTTTTTCCGGGTGGGTGCGAGAAGAATGGAGCCCTAATCTCGTCGGCAGGCAGGGCGCGCAAAAATACAGGGAGATGATCGACAACAATCCGACCATCGGCGCTCTGATGTTTACGTTTCTGGCGACCATGCGCAAGGTCGAATGGCGCGTCGTGCCGCCAGATGACAGCGGCGAGGCGCGGCAGTGGGCGGATTTCGTCGAGTCATGCATGGATGATATGAGCCATCCCTGGGAAGATTTGATTGCTGAAAACTTGTCCATGCTGGCTTACGGCTACGCGCCGCACGAGATCGTCTACAAGCGCCGTCTCGGCAGAGAGCCGGGGCCGGACCCACAAAAGCCCGACAAGTCGCTACCGACAAGCTTGTGTGACGATGGCTTGATTGGTTGGCGCCGCATTCCCATTCGAGGCCAAGACACGGTCCTCAAATGGTTTTTCGACGAGGGTGGCGAGATCGAGGGCATGACGCAGCAGCCGTGGATCGGGCCGTTGATTGATCTGCCAATCGAAAAAATGTTGTTGTTTCGAGTCGCTCAGCACAAGAACAATCCCGAAGGCCGCTCCATCCTTCGCAATAGCTGGGTTCCGTATTACTACATCAAACGTTTGCAGGAGCAGGAAGCCATTCTGGCCGAGCGCCTCGGTGGCGTGCCGCTCATCAAGGTTCCTGCAACATTGATTGAGCAGGCCGCCGCCGGCAACTCGCAAGCCGCCGCCGCGCTTGCCGCGTACAAAAAAATCGCCACCAACCTGCGCATTGATGAACAGATGGGCGTCGTCATCCCGAGCGATGTGTGGCAAAGCCCGACCGGGAGCGGCTCGCAGCCCATGTATCATTTTGAATTGGTTGCACCGCAGAACCGCGGCACGTCGTTCAATTTCGATGCCACGATCGGCCGCTACAACATCGGCATCATGACCTCGGTGCTCGCCGACTTCCTGCAGCTCGGTCACGAGGCGCGCGGCACACAATCGCTCGCGGTGAGCAAGGTCGATATGTTCTTTCAGGCCGTCGAGGGGTTCCTCAATTCCATCGCGGCCGTATACAACCGCTATGCCATCCCGCGCCTTTGGAAACTCAACGGCCTCGACTATGATCTGATGCCGACGATCGAGCCGGACTTGGCGCAACGCATCGACCTCGACGTGTTGTCTAATTTCATCTTGCGGCTCAGCCAAGCTGGCATGCCGATGTTCCCGAACGACGATCTGCAAACATACATCCTGGATGCCGGCGGCCTGCCCGATGTCGCCGATCCGAGGGCGTTGCAGGCGTCGGGCCTGCTCGACAACCCCACCGAGACGAATGGCGAGAGCAAGGAGGGCGACAAGCCGCCCGCTGACGGCGCGCTGCAGAAGATGCTGCTGGCCTCGCTGGCGCGACGCTACGGGCAAATGAACGGGCCGGTCTCGGTGCGCAAGCGGAGGCGACGCCGTGCGAGGCCGACCGTTTGAGCCGACGCGCAAGAGCGGATACGCGGAAGCATGTCAGGGCAAGGAAGCGTTCAAGGACCGGAGCCGGGCGGTGAAGGCGGCGAAGCGCAGGGCGGGCCGCGTGGTCTACCGCTGTCCGCATTGCCAGATGTTTCACGTAGGGACATCGATCACGGCGCGGGACAGTCGTTGAGGCTATGGCGCGCCGCCTGTCTCGTCGTGATGTGGGTCGCGTTCGCGGCGTGCTGCGCCGTAATTGCGCGGCACGAGGCGGCGCGGTTCGGGGCGCCGCAATGGCCAGTGGCCGGAGGATAGGCCCATGCCCATCATGCGATTCTATCTCGCGTACATCGGCGCATCGCTGGCACTGTTCGGTGTGTGGCAGGCAATCCTCGCGGTGTGGGCACATTTCTGATGCCCGTAGCCCGCCGCCGCGCCCATCGCATCCGCCCCGCGCGTCACTACCAGCGCCGCGATGACCCGGTGCGCGCCATCGCGGAGCGGGCCATTCCGGGCGTTGCGCGCGACCTCCGTTCCGTGCTCGACCGCTTGGGCGACATGGTGCCGCGCGCGCAGGTCGCGCATCACATCAAGCACGCCGACCGGGCGGGGGTGAAGCGCGCCATCCAGTGGGGTCATTTCCGCGAGGTGCTCAAGGGCACATTCCAGCGACTGTGGCAGGCCCGCCGGCTCGGTGCCGAGCTCGGGGTACGCAAGATCAACGGGCTGTTTGCACAGGCGCGGCGGCCGGTGAGGTTCCGCAAAACCGCCGCCGACCGTTTCAACTTCGACTCGCTCGACCCATCAACGCAAGCCGATGTCTCGGCGGCGCAAGACGCCCTGATCTCCGACCTCGAGGACACCGCGCGCGATGTCATTGACACGATCATCGCCAATGGCGTGCGCGACGGGCTCGGCCCGGAGGACATCGCCGACAACATCCGGGATTGGATCGGGCTGACCTCGCAACAGGCGCAGGCCGTCGCCAACTACCAGCGCATGTTGTATGACCTCGACCCCGATGCGCTGGTGCGTCAGTTGCGTAACGTTGAGTATGACGCCGCGCTGCAGGACGCCATCGACAGCGGCCAGGATTTGTCGGATACCGCGATCGAGCGCATGACGCAGGACTACGCGGACAATTATTTGGACTACCGTGCATCGATGATCGCGCAGACCGAGGCGAACAGCGCCGCGAATGACGGGCTGGTCGATGCGTACAACCAGGCGGTCGATCGTGGCGCCATCCCGGAGGAGGCGATAACGCGGGTCTGGCAACTGGCGGATCATCCATGCCCGATCTGCGAGTCGATCCCCGACAGCAACCCCGATGGCGTCGGCCTCAACGAGAGCTTCGACTCGATTGATGGCCCGATCGATAACCCGACAGTGCATCCCGGCTGCATGTGCAGCGTGGACATCATCACGGATCTGAGCATGGTTCCCGAAGAAGGAGAGGCATGAATGTTTTGGCATCTGGTCAATCGGCGGCGCGATCCGCTTGAGCTTCTGCATCGGTTCATCGGCCGGTACGCGACGACGGACCATCTGCGGCAAGAGCTTGCACTGCTTGAGCGCGAGTTGCGCAAGGGCCGGCTGCAGCTTTTCGACAAAGAGCGGGTCGTTATCGCCGACCTGATTGCCGACATCATCGCGCCTCGGAAGAAAGCGCCGAAGCGGCTCCCGAAGCATGTCGAGAGCGAAGTCATGATGACGTGCGTGGCCAAATGGGCGCTTGCTGCCGAGAGCGCAGGCCAGACGCGCGAGCAGATCGAGGCGTTCGCCAAGCAGCACTACGGCGTCACGCTGGCGTTCGTAGACCAAGCGGTGGGCAAATACATCTTGCGCGATCTGCCGATCACCGAGCAAATCCCGGAAGGGTGGCGCTTCGGCACGGACCCGTTCAAGGAAGCGTCGAAATGAGCCGCATCCTGCTCAACAACCCCGCCGAACAACTCCTCGCCGTGGGCAAGGAGAACACCGAGCTTCACGCCGAGCTTGCGCGCGTCTATCCCGAGATCGACCGCTACCGGCGCGCGCTGACGGCATTGTCGGAATACCCCGATGGACGGGTACAGGATATTGCGCGGAGGGCGCTAGCGGGATGACCACCGCGCCCGCCCCCGTCCTCCCCGAGCTGCGCGACCGCTCGCGACAGTCGACCATGGGCAAGCGGCCGTGGGGCTCGGTCAACGATGTCCCGGTCTATCTGGTGGAAGGCGCCTGGATCCGCGACCGGCTCGACGACGATTTCACCGACTATGCGCAGCATCTGCACAAGCCCTATGTCCCGGCTGGAGAGTTGTGGGTCGACCAAGCCACGGACCCCACCGAGGTCCGGTTCATGGCGCACGCCTGTTTCATTGAGGCGCGCGAGATGGCCGCGGGGAAGTCGTGGGACGAGGCGCACGACGTCGTCAACGACGAGAACGCGATCGAGCGCGAGGCCGACCCCATCCGGTTCAATCCGGTTGTCGAGGGCGCGCTGGCCAACGTCGGCCCGGTGCGCGTCGTCATCGTCAATGGTCAGGCGGTGCGCGACCTGTTCGACCCGGATTGGATTTACGGCGGACATCATTACGTCTATCCCTGGATCCCAGAGGGCGAGATTTGGATCGAGGATGCGCTCGAGGACACCGACAAATTTTTCGTCCTCCTCCACGAGGTCCACGAGCGCAAGCGCATGGCCGTCGACGGCTGGCCGTATGAGCGCGCCCATGCCGAGGCGACTAAGGTCGAGCAGGAGGCGCGCGACAACCCCGAACGGCTGCGCGAGTTGCTCGCCACAGAGGAGGATCAGCCCGTGAGCAAGGCACTCGTCACCGAGGCGCAGATCGCAGCCTATCTGCGCGACCATGCGCCGGAGCTCGCCGCCCTCGTCGCCAAATCGCAGCCCGGCGTCGGCGATGTCCATGCCCCCGCGGCGCTCGGCAATGGGCGTGGACGGCGCAAGCGGAAACCCATCAGCACGGTCACCAACGGCATGCGCATCAACCCGGCACCGATCGCGCTCAGCGAGGCGTGTGCGGAGTGTGGCCGCGACGACGGCGAGCACGAGGACGGATGCGGCATGGCGAAGCGCGACGGGGATGTGGAATGGTCCGCTTCCGTCTCCGTTGCCAAGGCCGACGCCGACAAGCAACAAATATTCGGCTGGGCCTCGGTCACGCACATCGATGGCGAGCCTGTCATCGACAAGCAGGACGATGTGATCGAGACCGAGGAGCTTGAGAAGGCCGCATACGATTTCGTGCTATACAGCCGACAGCAAGGCCACATGCACGAGCGTATCGGTGTCGGGCAGTGCATCGAGTCGTGCGTGTTCACAAAAGAGAAATCAGATGCTGGTATTCGTGGCGTTGATCCGGAAACCGGAGAACAGTTGTTTGGTTGGTGGGTCGGATTCCACGTGACGGACCCGACCGTATGGCAACAGCACAAAGACGGCGAGCTGCCGGAACTGAGCATCGGCGGCAGGGCGAAACGGTTTGAGGCGTGAGCACCAACGGTGCATATCTTGCGCTCAATGCGCTGCGGGTCGGTCGGCTGTTCGTCATGTCGACGGGCGAGCCGCTCTATGGCCACCAGATCGCCAAGCAATCTGGCGTGAATCGCGACACGGTCTACAGCATTCTTTACGGGCTTGAGGAGGCGGCTATCCTCACGTCGCGTTCCGAGACGCTGATGGACGCGGTAGCTGAGAAACGGCCGGCACGCAGGCTCTATCAACTCACCGAGCGCGGCCACTCGCTGATGCGGTCGGCCCTGATGTCGTTGCAGATGGCATCGACATGAAATAATTGGACATGTCAAACTAGGTTTATTTTATCCATAGTTGTGCATAGTGCGCTTTCCCTGACTGCTCATTGAGGGCCGGGGAATTGTGCCGCGCTATCTCCGCGGAATCACGATCAACGAGGTCAGCGCCGTCGACAAGGGCGCCGGCCGGCGCGTGCGGATCATGCTGATGAAGCATGACGGCGCGAGCCTCTACGCGGATGTCGACGCGCCGATTGATGCCGAGGCGCTGGCTTACGTCAAGCGGGAATTCTCGCAGGATGAGCGCGACAAGCTGGCCGACAAGGGCCACGCATTGCCGGACGGCAGCTTTCCCATCGCCAACGTCGGCGACCTCAAGAACGCCATCCACGCGATCGGACGCGCCAAAGACCCCGCCAAAGCCAAAGCCCACATCAAGGCGCGCGCCAAGGCGCTCGGCGCCACCGACGAGCTCCCCGATAGCTGGGGCGACGGCGGCTCGGTTGACAAGTCCATCACTGCATTCGTCACGACGCGAGACGCCGCAGAATTTGCGCGGCGCATCAGCAAAATCATGGAGTCAGACATGGCGCTCGACGAAAAGACCCAGAAGCTGATCGCCGAGGAAGTTGCCAAGGCAGTCGGCGAGGCAACCAAGAAGCACGCCGAAGAACTCGCCAAGCGCGACCACGAATTGCTGGTCGCCAAAATGTCCGACAAGCACAAGGCGTTCCACGCCAAGTTGCCGGACGGCAAGAAGAAGGCATTCGAGGATGCCAGTGCCGAGCAGCGCGACAAGATGATGAGCGATGCGGATGACGATGACGCGAAGAAGCGCGCCGCTGACCCGCTCTACAAGTCGATGTCGGACCAGATCGAGGCGATGCGCAAGCAGGGCGAAGCCGACCGCGCCGAGCTCAAGAAGATCCAGGACGAGCGCGACCTCGATCTGTGCAAGCGCGACGCCGAGAAGATGGGGCTGCGTTTTGACGATGCCGGCGCCATCCTCCAGAAGGCGCGACGCGGCGACCGTGAGGCATTCGGCAAGATCGAGGCCGAGCTCGAGCGCATCAACAAGGCGATGGCCGAGCAGGCGCGTACCGGCGTCATCTTCGCCGAGTTCGGCAAGAAGACCGAGGGCGGCTCGGGCGCGACGGCATACGACCAGCTCGTCGCGAAGGGCGAGGAGCTGCGCAAGGCAGATCCCAAGCTCAGCAAAGAGAGGGCTTTCGCCAAGGCCATGGAGCAGAACCCCGATCTCGTCAAGCGCGAGAGCGAGGAACGCATGGCGAAGATTCACCGGGCGGGCTGATTTGCCCTCTGTTTGAAAGGATCAAGCAATGGCAACAGAATCGCCGTTGATCCACGACGGATCGCAGACCGTGCTCAGCACCGCGAACGATGCGCGGCGCAGCAGCATCACCGGCACCACGTTGAACGGCCCGAACGGGTCGGCGCAGTTCTATCCGGTCTACATCAGCACCGGCCGCGTCGTTTCGCTGGTCTCGACGACGTTCCAGAACATGTCCACGTCGACGCCGCTCTACGGCATCTTGCAGAACACGCCGGGGCCTGGCCAGGCGGCCGATGTCGGAATCCTCGGCATCACCAAAGCCATCTCGGGTTCGTCGTCAATTATCGGCGGCACGGTGCTCCAGACATCATCGACCGCGGCCGGACAGGTCACGCCGTTCGTCGGCGGCAACGGTCGGCCGTGGGGCATCTCGCTTGAGACTGTCACGTCGGCCGGCGCGGTGTTCACGGCGCTCATGTACGGCGCGGCCAATGGTGGGCCAAGCACCTGACGACGGATTGAAGAACAACTGGCTTCGGCCCAGGCGGACGCGCGTTTTGTTTGGTCGCGCCTGTGATGGAAGGAGGGTGCTGTGCCGCAACCCACCGTAACAGACGTCCACGTAGCAGCAGCGCTGACAAACATCGCCGTCGCCTATCTGCAGGACGATGACGCCTATGTGGCCGACAAAATCTTCCCGATGGTGCCGGTCCAGCACCAGACGGATGTCTATTTCGTTTGGTCGAAAGCGGACTTCTTCCGCGACGAGGCGCAGCAACGCAGCGATGCGACCGAGTCGGCCGGCACCGGCGTCAATCTGAAGACGCAGACCTATTCGGCCAAAGTTTGGGCGCTGCATCAGGACATCGGCACGCAGATCCGCGCCAACGCCGATCCGGCGATCGATATCGACGTGGTGTCGACCAAGCATCTCATGCAGAAGATGCTGATCCGGCGCGACCGCATCTTCATGACATCGTACATGGTGACCGGCGTCTGGTCGCAGGATAACACGGGCACGTCGGCGGCCGGCGGCGGCACGCCCGGCACCTCGACGCCGGTCTATTGGGACGACGACGCGAACGGCGACCCGTTCACCGATGTTGCCTATGGTCAGACGTTCATTCTGTCGAATACCGGCTTCATGCCGAATGTGCTGTTGATCTCATGGAACGTCTATCAGGCGCTGCGCAAACACCCGCTGGTGATCGACCGCATCAAATACACCAACCCGGCATACGCCGGCACGATCACGCCGCAACTGCTCGCCCAAGCCTTTGCGATCGAGGAAATCGTCGTGTCGAAGGCCGTGTACAACACGGCGGCCGAGAACCTGACGGCATCGATGAGCTTCGTGGCCGGCAAGAACGCGCTGCTGGCATACCGGCCCGCGCAACCCGGTCTGATGATCCCGACTTCCGGCTATACGTTCGGCTGGCAGGCGTTCACCGGACTCAACAGCCTCGGCGTCCGCGTCGCACAGATCCCGATGAACTGGTTGGGCCTCGGCACCATCCGCAACGAATGCGAGATGGCGTTCGACATGCAGGTTGTTGGTTCCGATCTCGGCTTCTTCTGGTCCGGGATCACGCAGAACTGATGCCGCCTGAGTGATGCGGCGTAGACGCAAGCGGCGTCCCCGATTGTGGGGCGCCACAGATGAGGAGATCGACCGCATGCTGGCGTTGCGCGATCAGGACATCGGCGGCGCAGTGGTGACCAGGGCGTTCCGGCGCGGCACCGAGTTTGTGCGGCAGGGAACGCGGCTCACCCGCGAAGACGTGCTGGCCATGCCGCGCGCCAACCGCAACAGCATGATCGATAACGGCATGCTGGCGGTCTATCCAGTCGCCGGCCTTGTCGCTGCTGATCCGCGCCCGGCCACACGTCACGTCGTATCCCGTGGCTTTGGGAATTTCGACGTGATCGAGGGCCGCAAGCTCAATGACGCGCCGCTGACCAAGGAAGACGCCGAGGATCTCGCCGCGGCGTCACAGCAGGGGGCGCGTGCGAGCGCATAGGCGTCGCGCTCTGGGCCGGCAAACGGCCATCCTGAGAGAATCAAAGGCAACCAGATCAGGAGGCGGAATTGGCAACAGGTTTCGTCCAGCGGTACAAAGGCAAGATCGCGCTGGCGTCCGGCGGCATGTCGATCGCCGGGACACAGGTCAACGCCTCTGGCGCCGATTTCAACGTCAACACGGGTTGGGGCACCGTGCCGGTCACGACAACCAGCACGACCGCGCTGCAACTTTCCTCGGGGCGCACCGCCGGCGCCGAGGTGCTGGCACCGACCGCCAATGTGGGCGGGGCCATCTTCCGGTTGCCCGTTCCATATGCCGGGGCGATCAAGCTCATCTATTATTCGACCTTGAATGGCTCGACCATCTTTCTGCTGACCGCGTCGACCGCCGGCGCCGTCACCTTTGCCGGGGTCGGCTCGACCGGGTCGACCGCGAGCTTTGCGGGCACCGGCGGCTCGACGCTGTCGAACACGCTCAAATCAACGCAGTCGTGCCAAATCGAACTGATGGGGATCTCGACGACGCAGTGGCTTTTCACCGGCGTCGTGCCGTCGACGACCGGCCATCTTACGTTCTCCACATCGACGTGATATCTGCCGCGCATCGGTCATGACATCTGGAGCAAACATGCGCGTCGCAATTTTGGGAACGGTGCCAGCCTCACGGAATATCGCGCCGTTCGATGATCCGGAGGTGGAAATCTGGTGCTGCTCGCCCGGCAACCGCGGCGACGTTATCCCGCGCGTGACTCGCTGGTTCGAGTTGCACGGCGTCGTGGACCTCAAAGGCGAGGAGAACCGTAGCTGGGCGGGGGAATATTTCGCGTGGCTCAGGGCGCAGCCGTGGCCCGTCTACATGCAGGAGCCCAACGACCTCGTGCCAGAGGCGCGCGTCTTCCCAGCCAAGCGCCTGCTCCGGGAGTTTGGTCATCTCGGCCGGATCGCGTTTACCTCCTCAATCTCGTGGATGATTGGGTTTGCCATCCTCGAGGGCGCCAAAGAGATCGGCGTGTTCGGCGTCGACATGGCGGCGACCGAGGAGGCATACGGCAACCAGAAATCCGGCTGTCAGGTGATGATGGCCATTGCGCACGAGCGCGGCATCAAGGTCAACGTGCCGCTGGAATCGTGCCTCGCATCGCCGCCACCGCTCTACGGCTATGCCGAGGCCACCCGCATGGGCCGCCGGTTGCTTGTGCGTGAGGAGCAGTGCCGCCGAGAGATCGCGAACCTCGAGGCCACGATCTCGCGGCTGACGCAGGAGCTCGCGATGTTCCGCGGCGCGCTCGATCAGGTGCAGTACATGCGCCGGACCTTTGTCGACGGCGAAGACGCCGAGATCGACCTGCCGGGCGACCGCGACAATGTCGAGACAATGCCGGTGCGAGCCACGGCCGGCGGGCTGCTCGTGCCAAAGTTCGCAGTGGAGTGAGGCGCCGTGCCGCTCTACATCACCGAATATGCTGGCGGGTATCTGAGCGGGCGGCCGTTGTTTCCCGGCATCCCGATCGAGCCGGCGATCCAGACACAGGTCATGTCGGGGCTGACCACGGCGGCGCAGACCATGTCGACGCTGTCCGCAACCACGCGTCTCGTGCGGCTCCACTGCGACGTGCCGCAGTTCGTCTATTTCGGCACATCGACCATGTCGACGACGAGCACCGCGGCATCGTCAACCAATTCCGAGCGCATGCCGGCCGGCGTCGAGGTGTTCCGCGTCGTGTCGGCCGGTTCGC